CCGTGCTTTGGATAGCTGGGTCAATTCCGGTATAAGTCAAGTCAAGAATGTCATCATACTTTGCAAGGGTTGGCTTATTAGGCAAAGCATTAAACACTGTGATGATGGCAGCGTTACGAGTAACAACGACTTTCTTAGAAATCCAGCTTTCCAACCATGCCAAGACATTCTGATCAGAATCACTAAGAAGCGAATTTGTAGCGGTTGTAATTCCAGCGAAGCGCCGAATACTATACTTGACAGTTTGTAAATCGGGATCATCATTATTGCCGATAGTTGCACCTTCTTCAGTAATTTCAGCAAGAGGTGTAACGTCAGTCCACTTCTCATAAACACGTGAACCGGTTTGCGTTGTAACGTTTTCAACATTGACATATTGTTGTAAAGCATCATACTGACGAATCAAAGTATGGATGGCTGTTTGAATATCTTGTGGGATAACCAAACCAATAGCGTTGCCAGATTCATCAGTCGATGAGGTAGCCATGTCTAGAACTTTATGGTCGCCCCTTATCAAGCCACGAACGTTTTTAACAAAATCAAGTTTTTTGTTATTTTCCTTATCAGAATTGTTTAAATTAGATTCTTTATCTTTACCATCTTTTGGCGGCAAGACAACAGCATTTTTACGTGCGTCTTCCAAAACGTCTTTAGCTGCATCACGAGTAGCAACTAAGTTATCAATTTTATTTTTGAGATCAGATAATTCTTTATCTGAGTGCTTACCTGGTTCTGCGATGTTTTCAAAGACCATCTTTTGACGTGCGTCTTGTGCATCAGAAACTTGCTGGCCAGCGTCAGTGAAAGCCTGATTCAATTTATTTAAATCCATGTGTAAATCTCCTTAAAATAAAAGAGCCAACTCTCTTTTGAGTTCGCTCTTATCGATTTTTTTATTTTGTTGTTCATCATCTGATTTCTTTTCTTCGCCAGATGAATTTGTTTCTAATTTGTCGAAAGCCTTTGCTTTGCCGACTAGCAAATTAAACTTTTCGACAACTTTTTTAGAAGGCATTTTAGAGATTGAATTAGAAAAAACAGGCGCTTTATCAGCGATTCCCGTTTTGTCTCCGGCAAATGCAACTTCATCGACAAAACCTTTATCTGCAGCTGTTTTAGCATCCATAAAAGTTTGATTGCTCATTAATTGAAGTAAATCGCTTTGATTCATACCAGTTTTAGCCATATACGCATTAGCAATTCCAAGATCAACGCTGTCATTCTGTGCAGCGATTTGTCGCAATTGGTCAGAATTAAGAGGATCGCTAACACCAGCTAAACATTTATGAATCATTAATTGAGCAGTTGGCGACATTGAAACTTTGTCACCTGCCATTGCAATAACAGAAGCTGCAGAAGCTGCCATGCCTTGAATAAACACGTTAACTTTTCCTTGATATGCTTTAAGCATTGAATAAATCGTGCTTGCTGCTGAAACGTCACCGCCATTTGAATTAATATTCAACTGAATATCTTCACCAGAAGCAGCGGAATTTAAAACATCTTCTAATTGTGAAGGAGTGAAATAATTTATTCCAAAAAAATCATAGAATGCAATATCACCAACATCACTATCATCTAAAATATCTGCTTTAATATCGACTTGTTTAGTCATCGTCTTCTCCTTCCTGTGGCGGATTGTTTGCCACGCTTGTAGTTGTGGTCGAAGTTGCAACTGGAGCTTTTGGCATGCCGCTAGGTAAATAGCCATTTTGTTGCAACGCAAAGGAAACTTGATCGGCACTAAGATTTTTGCTGCCTAATAATGCAGTTGCGTAATTGTTTCCAAGCGGGTCGATTGCCTGTCTAATATCAGCTGCGATATTGGCTGACAATTGCCAATTCAATTCACTTAAAACCATATTCATATCACGATTCAAAGTGTTGGCATATAAACCAGAAATATCAGTAATTGAAGATTGTTGATCTCCTTGACCGTTCAAATATGAATCGGGAATCTGAAAAGCTTTAGCAATCTGTGTTGATGTCCAATCAACTTGTCCTAATAAATTAGCAATATTCGACTTCATTTCTAAAGGAGTAAATGTTTCTTCGGGCATCAATACTACAGGAATACCATCAGCACTTTCTAATTGCTTTTTTAAAGTCTTAGCACGTCCCAAAGCATATTTATCACTAACTCTTGTTGGTTCTGAAAGAACGCTGCTTGCTACAACTGATTGAGACAAAGCTTTAATCGTTAATTGATCAGACTGCTTTTTAATATTTAAAGTAGTAAGCAATGAATATAAAGGACTAATGCCCGTCATTCCATTCATTGAAAAATATCTAAAGTGAATCATATCCGATGAAGGTATATTTTCAACAATACCAATATCAGGCTCATCAAAAGAAACCGTATAAACAAGTCCAGAGCCATCGGATAACTCAAATATTTGTACTTGTGACGGCCTTAAATATTCCCAATGGTCATCAATACCATTAGCATTACGCCATCGATAAGCAAAAGCTTCACCACCAAGAATCATTTGAGCAAACATCGTAACCCAAAAAGTTCTTGGATTGGATAATTTAGAAGGATTGTCCAAAATTCCTTGTGCCCTTGGCATATTGGCTTTTAATTTAGCGCTGCCCAAATCACCGGCCAATTGAGTCACAGCTGACTGAATATCAGGATTTCTTAAGGCTTTCCAAGCACTAATATAGTGACCCTTGTAAGGATCAACGCTACTTAAAACTTGTGACCATTGAGAAGTACTTATCGGATATTCAGTTGTCGAATCCCTGATATGAAAATTCGAGTTAAACAACGGCATTATTTACCACCTCCTTTATCATCATTGATAACTTCTGAAAGCCAACCGATCAAAGCTAATGAAAGGCCAATGGTTATTAAGGCAATTGCCTTCATTAACAAAAAAGCTCCAATATTAATGCATATCAGGGCTAAAACAAAGCAAATCACGTCAAAATAACGCCATATTAAGTTAAAAATTGTCTTAAATATCATCTAAAAACTCCGGATCTATCGCACCATTAGCGATTCCCTTCTTTAATTGCTCTTGCTCGTCCATACGGCTAAACTTGGCTAAATCTGAATTAAACTCTGAATACTCGTCAAAATGGTACATACCTTTATAAAAAGCATCTATCAAAGCATCGACTACATCAATCTTTAAAGTTGCCCGATTCTTTTCAACTGAAATTCCAAAAGGCGATAAACCAGTGGTTGCATTAAGCAAAGCTTTTTCCATAACTTCATCGTCTAAGCGAGTAACCTTATGCGTTGTAAACATATCTTGTAAATACTTAGTTGGTTTAGCTAGATTAGATGGCCACTGCTTGATATTTTCAATATTCCAAGCAGGATAGTTAGCCAACAATGCATCTTTTAAATTAGCAGTCTGATAAGAACCGGCTTCGTCATATCCAAAGTAAAGGACTTTCAACTGGTATTGAAAAACAAATTTGGTCAACCATTGATAAACTTGATCAGTGTTGATAATGCCGTCTTTATGTTCGGTGATTGTACAGAAACCCATCTTTTCCAAAGTTCGATAATCAATTCCGTCTTGTCGTTCCTTATTTTCAATACTTCCCGAATGGTTCCAAGGGATAAAAGAATGTTGATAAAGAAAGAATTTTGGTTGTCCTTTCCGATCAAAATAGGGAAAAACAAAACCGAAGGCAGTATTATCTGAAAATTGAGAATAATCAAAGCCAATATAAACTTCTCGATTATGCATATCGAATTTCGGAGTAATAGATTCTTCTACATTCTTTAAGGACAAGTAACTATCAATCGAAGCCTGCAGCCAAATATTTAATGATTTGTTTTGAAAAGCAAATAAGTTACCAGCTAAACTATCAGCATCCTTTTCGGTCTTTAAATCCCGTAACATCTTGTCATGCTTTTCTGGCATATCCAATAACGGATTGGCTTTAATCCACATTTCAGGTTTTTCTGTTTCACTAATGTTATCAATTGCCCAAATTAAGCAAAGATAGGTATCACCATCACGTTTCCAATCTTTTTCCATCGATTCAATAATGTGCTTCTCGTCACGATGAAAAGGAACGGTACTATCTGGATAAGCAGTTGATATTTGAATAAATTGTTTGTTATCAACATCAATCTGCCCCGATGTTATTTTAGAAATTTTATCAACGTCGGAAATTGCAGGATCAGCAAATTCATCCCCAATAGCAGTTTTGAAATGGAATCCATCATATTGCCCAGAATCCCAAGTAATGGCTCTTAATTTATTATCGTGTTCAGACATGACAACCATGTCCGACTGTGTAGCTAATGACTTTAAATTAATACCATCTTCTTTTCCCAAAGATTTCCAAGGTTCGCGATTCAAAATCAATCGAAGCATGGTTTTAACATATGAAAGAATTTTGCTAGTCTGCTTAAAATTCTTTGAGGTTACTAAGTAATCCTGACTAGATTGGCCAAGCGATTCAATCAAGAAACTATAAATGATAATAATTGCCATCAAGTAAGTTTTTCCTTGATGACGAGCTTCTGAAATGATCGCTCTGGCAAAACGCTTGTCTCCACCCTCACTGCGCCAACCTATCAATTGAACCAAACTGAACTCCTGAAAAGGCATCAATTTAACCGGTTTTAAAGTCTTAACTTCTGGACATTGAGCGGCAAAGTTCAATATTGCTTTAACTTCATCAATCGAATAATGATATGGAAAATCTTTTGTATCTTGTCTTTGCAAATCTCTTAAATGCCGAAAACAGGCAAGCTTCATGTAGTAACCAGTTATATATTTACCATCCAAAACATCAAAAGCATATTTGGTGCCAGGATCTTGATAATCTTTTCGAATCTGGGAAAAATCAATTGATTTATAGGCACCGATAACATCATGTGTTTTTGTTAAGTCAATTCTGATTTTTCTCATCTCCTTTCAAATATCAGCCACCTTTTAAGAATTGTTTGATCTGCTCGGCAGTAGAAGGCTTGTCGGAATTATCTTCCGGAATTTTTAAATCTAAAAGCTCTGCACGCCCTTTAGGCGTTAAACCAAGCTCACTGCCAAGAGCCTTTAATTTAACCGTTGAAGCATCGAGAATCTGCGTGGCAGGATTTCTCTTAAAGCCAAGACTGTCGTGAGCAATAATTTTACCCGTGACTGGATTGACAACTGTTTTTATGATTGGATTCAAAGCACCATTTTTATGAATATGATCATAGGCTTCACGCATCATCTGATAATTGATACAAAATGCTTCAACCATCGTTTTATCCATTTCATTAACTGTTGGATCAGATTTTATCAACGGAACTAACCTTCGCCACATGTATCTTGCTGTTCCTGTCAAATAACTAGGTGGCTCGTCAGGTAAATCTTTAATTTTTGTAATGATGGTCACCTTCTTTCGTTTTAGGGTTGGAATAAGCAGTAGTTTTGAGCTATTTTCATCAACAAAAACGCCTTAACCGCATGACTTAGGCGTTGATAGACCCCCCTATAAAAAAGTTTTAAAAATCTTGTTTTGACACGAAATGACGGCAATGTGTGCGCTCTTCCTGAAGCCAAACGTGGGCGGGGGTAAATTTTTTTAGTACGTTCGATATTTTATATTTAAAATTTTTAACGCTCTCAAAACGCAATTTTTAAACGATTTTAGCTATCTTAAAAAGCTAAATGAGGGTAACTTAAGACCGGTTGGATTTCCCTACGCTTTTGGTATTTGATCGAGATGATTCATGTAATAATCAACTAGCTTCACTTCCGTAATTGGATCAACATCGTTGCGTCCTACGCCATCACTTGAACCATAGTAAACCGATTCGAACTTATCCTTTTTGTAATGGCATTCAGGACAAATCACATCAAGATTATCAGCATCATCTGCTTTGCTTGGATCAAATGTAATCGGCACACAATGATCAACAATCTTTGCTGGCTTTACTCGACCTTCGGATAAACAATACTGGCAAAGATAATGTTGCTTATCTAAGACGACTCGTCTTAACCCTTGCCATTGTTTGCTGTGATAAAACTTTTCTTGTGCGTCTTTGATTTTGTTAGCATGCCGATTGATCGCATTATAATGACGTGAATAACCACGCTCGTGTGTGCCATGATATTTCATGCGTGACTTTAAATAATCAGCTTCCAATGCTCGGTGTTGTTCACAATAATAATGATCAATGGTAACTAGGTTATGACAATTTGGGTATCTACATGTTCGTACTGCTGGCATTCATTCAATCCTTTTTGAATTATCTTTGTATATCTTTTTAACTTCACCGTGATCAAGGTATTCAATATCAATCCATCTGGGTTGACCAACGGTTTTGTCACGATTGTATTCGTAACTAATGTATTCGATTTCTTTTTTAATGCCATCAACAAATACTTCTGGTTCATTCAAATTATTAAAGCGAACTTGAACGTATTCGTGTTTGTTTGGGGATGAAGCATTCTCATTATTATTAAATGGAACAATCATTTAATCACCCACCTTTCATCACAATTGAATCCGTTTCTAATTGCTGCTTGTAATTCAACTTCGTTAATCTTTGTTGGCACGTTTGTTAATTCTGCTTGACCATATAAAAAACCAGAACAATAACAATTCAAGCTCTGGTTATATAAATAGAATTCTTTGATATTCACGACCGAATGGTCTTTGCCATACACATCAACGAATATTAACGGTGGATATTTATTCAATTGTTTAATTTGTTTATTCATAATATGTATGCTGCGTTTACCGACATGACAGCTTTCGTCTGGTTTATAGTTTTCCTTCTATATATAATGAATATCCTTTAACGTTTGGTCATCGAACTCAAAGCATTCCATCTTCTTGGTTGCCATCGTATAACCGTTTTTGCTTTCATAAGGATCAGTTTTCTTAAAGGTTCCGACTTGATGTTCAACTACACCAAAGTCGTCATTAACTACTTCTTTATGAAAGTGACCATATAGAACCATGCGATAAGTTGATTTAGACCAAATCTCTGGATATTCTGTGGCAAACAACATTGGTGCTTTGGTTTTAGCAGCATGACCGTGCAAAGCTAATAAGCCGACCGACTTGCCAACGACAAAAGCTTCTCGATAACTGTTATTGACTTTTATATCCATTTCCGGATATTTAGCTCTTAACATCTCTTGAAACATAAAACTGGTTGTTTCGTCATGATTGCCGTTGATATTAAACATCTGCATTGAATCAGAGTATTTATACGATTCTTCAATAATCGGAAAAATAAAACGTTCTGCATCTCTAACAGCTTGTACAAAATCAATCGGATCTAATTCGGTTCCTTTAGTTGTCTTAGAAGCATTTAAAGCATCCGAATGTAATAGATCGCCTAATTGAGTAATAACAATCTGTTTCCAACCACGATGAATTAAATCGATTAATTCAACTAAACGGTTTTGGACATCTTTAAACTTCGTAATCCCAAAATGAAAATCAGAACAGGCAATCACTAAATTATTCTTGCCATGCACATTAGATTTAATAACTTTGACTGGCTCAATCTTTTCATTAAACAAGCTGATTAATTCATCAATTGATAGATCATCATTAGTCTTTGGCTGAACGGAAAGTTTTACTTGATGATTCCAATACTTTTCGCCATTACCATTTGTGACTGACCAATCATTGTTAACAACATTTGATACTTGCCAATCCAATGGATCGTAACCGGCAAATCTTAAAATATCTGCTGGCTTCTTGCTAGAAGTTTGTCTGAAATCTTCAAACTTTAGATTAAAGTCAATCGAACTAACATTGCCGTTATCATCAAAGTTCTGTTTACTGGAAAAGTCTTCTTTGCCCTTTTGTCTTTCATCAGCAAAATGATATTTGCCTCTTTGATAATCAAGCAAGGCATGATTGACAGAACTGGCCGAAACTGAGATATAAAATTCTTTATTCAGTTTTTTGGCTATCTTGGGATAACTTAAGTCTTGATCTTTTAATGACTTGGCTTTCTCTAAGATGTCTTTAGTCCATTTCATTTAAAAATCCAATTCAAAAAGGCAACGATGAACAATGCCCAAAGAAATCCGTTAATAAAAGAGCCTGCTTTTTCAGTTTGGAAATATTTGTAAGCTTTATCGCTGTAATCTGCTTTTAGAATGTTATATTTTCGTTTTAATTCGTTTAATTCTTCATGTTCACTCATATGTATTTTCTCCAAAATAAAAAGCCCGAATTGGACCACTAAAACAGATACGCAAATCGGAGCGATAAAAAAAGCCGGTCGTTAGACTAGCTTTTCTAATACTGCGGGTTGAAACCCTGTTGAATTGCCTTTATCAGTAACAACGAACGGCAACCTTTCAACACCAATTCTTTTTAAATGGTTAATGGCGTTTTGGTCGTTCGTTGTGTTGATTTCCTGATAATCGATATTGTGTTCGTTAAGCCAGCGCTTAGTAGCTTTGCATTGCGGGCACATATCCTTCGTATAAATATTAACTTTCATATCTTTAATCTTTCGATACTACTAATATACAAATTATTTGTACTATGCAAGACCTACGTTTGTAGTGTGTTTGTCCGCTTTTTTATAAATGTGAAAGTCGTATTCTCCTACATAGGCATCGGCAAACCAGAGCAGAGCTTTATTCATGTGTTCGTTGGCTTCTGTTCGACTATAACCATGAGCAGTAGAAACATCAGTCCACTGCCGATCGTGATAGATGTTATCGACGTAATAGCTGATAAATAAACGACGGTATTTTAAGGGGATGTTTTTAATAGATAGAAGACAGGCTTGTAACTGGCTTTGAGCTTTCATACGGCGAAAGACTTTGTTTTCTTGGGAGTTTTCAACTGAAACGGATTTAGGCATATCCGACCAGATCGAAGACTTTAAATCATCGGTCGATGTCCCGGCTTGAGCGACTAAACGCTCGAATCTACTGGGGCGATTATGATTTGACTTGAAGAATGATCTGACATTTTCGATCGTGGCTTTTTCATCGACCTCGTCCAGCAAACTGATTTGTTCCATTGGCTCTCCTTTCTTATTAGTGACTAATTACTTAGACAATGCTTCATTAGGTATATCGATCTTACTTATTGGTTTTTCATGGCTGCCATCTGTTTTCACATTTATAAAATGACCAATCACACCATGAATATAGTTAAGCTGTGCTGTATTTAATTTAGTTAGATCGATTTTCATCAATCCACCTCTAATTCATCTTGCCTAAATTGAATATAAACAGCTGCTGTCTGATTGACACCATTAGACAAACGCTCGATTTTTGATAGATTATCTTTTAGTGGGACTTCTAAAGTTAACTTGATCGCTCCATTTTTAACTTGAATCTGGTCATAAGAACCAACTAACGATAATCCGTTAGCCTTGCTTTCTGTTTGTGAATTGCTGTCTACTGGTACTAATTCAAAATTTTCCATTATTTAATTCTCCTGATAAATATTTTTATTGCGTCATAACCGGCATTGAAATGTTTTCTTGCCCTAGTTACTACGATCAGGTTGTCGTCTAAGATCACACCCGCTTTAACTAATTCGTCTTCTAAAGCCTTGGCCACATTATCTAGATCCGACTTTGCGTGTTTAGCACACCAGAATTCAAAGGAAAATTCGTATTCTTCTGTATTTTCCATTTCTGCTTGAATGGCCGGCCAATCGGATTTAGTGATTTCTAACCATCTTTTTCTAAATTCTGTATATCTTTTGGGATAATACGGATGCCCGTATCTAGGTATTTTAGGTCTGGATGCTGGAACGGCTTTGATTTTATATTCTTTAGCGAACATGTTTCTCTTGCCTTTCCAATAAAGCCTTTTTCTTTATTTCTAATTCGGTAATGAAGTGAACAAATTTATCCTTCTCTTCTTTTGACTTGGCAAACTGAAAATCAAACTTATATCCATTGATGCGTTGGTCTATTCTTTTAATTTGCTTACGGATAATCATGAGCTGTTAGCCTTCAATCTTTTTAAGGCTTCTAAAGCTTCGTCGTTAGAAACATGGTCACTATTGTTATCTAAATGGTCGTAATCAATCGCAATTTCTTTTTGTTTAACATCAGCCTGCTTGTATTCCCATTTGATCGTGTTATTCAGTCTTTCATCAAAGCGGCCGTTAAAGATTGTTTCCGGTCTTAGAAACTGTTCGTATTCACTTTTGCCTTTCCAATGTGAACAGGCTCGATCGATTACGGTCTTTAGGTCTTCAGGACTAAAGCCTTCGTTTAGCCTGGCGATGATCGGCTTGGTATTCTTCTTTGCTGATAGATTGAACTTTCGATTGCTTTGTTCATTGAAATAATTCAGGGCTTTTTTAGCAATTGTAATGTTTGGTGACAATGATTCGTCAGGCTTGCCTGACATAATGTTTTTATCTGTATCTGATTCTGTATCTGTATCTGTATCTGTATCTGTTGCGTGACTGTCACGTGATGTCACGTGACTACTTTCTAATAAAAAAGGAAGCTGAACTTTTTTCCTTTGCCTTTGCTTTCTGATGCGATTCTGTTCTCTAACCTTTTCCATGCCGTCGATGTTTTGGTGCTTTTCCCAATTGGTGATGGCAATCACACCGTCTTGGCCGATATCAATCATGTTGAATTTGTTAAGGGTCGTAATTGCCAAGCGGACAACGTTTAAGGGCTTATTAAATAAAGTAGCTAGCATCTCATCGGTATAAGGCATGTTTCTTTGAATATAGATAAGGCCATCATCGTTAGTCTTCCCAGCAAGAACTAGTAATCTAATCCAGATAATTAAAATCGAATCAGATTCAGGTACAGATTGGATAAGACGGATCTTTTCATCATCGAACATCGTGGTTTTGAGTTTTATCCAATGTATCTCTGCCATTTACAGCTCCTTAAAATGGCAAGTTGTCCATTACTGGATCACCGGTCGTCTGATTTTCTAAAGCCTGATCGACGCCTTGATTGATTGAAGCTGTATCTTCTGTATCTGCTTTGGGACGCATTTCTCCATTTGGCTGTGAAGAAGCTTGTTTAGGATTGTACTGGCTGATATTGGCAAAATACTTCCCGGCGTTCTTTCCTCTAGTAACTTGACGCCAGCCAACTTGAACATTGATCTGTTTATTAATCACTGCTTCAGCGACCGGGTTTAAGCCGTCTCCTTGAAAGCTGTAGTTATCAGACTTGCCATCAGTATCTACAGCATTTAACAAGGCATCAATTTTCCAGGCAGCTTTTTCCGTATTGTAAAAACTATCAAAAGGAATCAGTTCCCCTTCATGTTCGCCGTCTAATACCCGGTAATTAAGCGTCATCGTATCAGCGGCTCCGTTCTGGCTCTTTTGAGCTTGGTAATCTTCTAGAATGGTTACGTTGTATTTGCCGCCTTCGTTTAGATATCTGTTACCCTGTCCGTTTTCAATATGGTGTGTAAAACTCATGATGCTTTCTCCTCTGTCTTTTCTTCTTTAACTGTTTCAAATAATTCTTCTGGTAGTGTTTCTAAGCGCTTGTCCAATCGGTTTTTGGCATAGGTCTGCTGGTCGGATGCTAATTGAATCGATCGTTTGCCTTTGTTATTGGTAATTCTGCCAACAACATCGAATAAGCCAAGAAAACTGTTTCTGGCAATTTCGTTTTTAATCGATGGCATAAAGCGGGTCAGCTTGCCTCCGACTGGATCGGTTTCGTCTATTACTGATTCCCAAGCCGTGACGTAAATCGTCTTGCCGGTTTCTCTTAGTAGATTGGCCAATTCAGCAAAAAATGATTGTAGTAAGGGATAGATATCGTAATTGCTCTTACTGGACTTTGAATAGATCTCTAAGATCTCTGAATAAAGAAAACTGACGTTATCCAATATCAAGGCATCGACCTTTTCATTAAAGCCATAGCTTTTAATGAACTTAGGCAAAAATACATTTAAAGATCGTTTTTCGTCACTGTTCATTTCATAGATCTGTGTGTTATCAAAGTCTTCAATCACATGGTTTAAAGACATATCAAAGGGCAGTAAGATTTTGTTTCCAGGAATATAAGAAGCCGTTGTCGTCTTACCAGTTCCGCCTTCCCCATAGATCAAATACATATCGCCTTTGGTGGTGTAGTCTTTCGCGTTAATAAAAGCCATTGAATTCTCCTTTAGTCAAACTTGACTCGTTGCGAAATATCTGTTTTAGCGGCTTGATTAATATCTGATTCAATCTTTTCTCCGAATTTCTTTTTAAGCTGTGCTGGTGTTCTAAACACAAATGCATCTAATCCATATTTCTTATAAAAGGTATTTCGATTTTCTTCAGTGTCTTTAATCGTAGTACGTTGATATTCCGTTAGTGAGATGTGATTAAACTGGGTACCTTTAACCAGCCTTGTTTTCAGCTCATCATCAATCTTTTTTGTTGGCGATTTGATTGATTGCACAATATAAGCAAGTTGTTCAATCTGTTCGTCTGCTAATGAAGCTAAATGGGCTTTGTCATTTAACTTTGTGATAACATTATCAATACTTAAAACTTCACCATTTGTATCAACAATCTGTAATTCGTTACTCATGCTATAATTACCTCGTGATTTTCTTAATTCTTCCGATTGCAGTCGGAAGTTTTTTATTTGTATGAAAGTTTGTAACCTTGAATCGCTTTACCGTTTTTCAAAGCGTAATTAATGTTTCTGTGAAATGCTTTGTTAGCTTTTGAAACCGATTCGATTTCAACCTGTTCGCCTGTTTCTAAATAAGTGGCTATGATTGGTCTTTGTTGTTTTTTGGCTTTATCTAACGAAGCTTTGAAAAGATCAAGACCTTGTTTTAAGCCTTTGGCTTTTTGTAAAATCTTTTCTTTGCTTTCTTCTTTAGTAAAGCTGTTAAGTCTGACTGCTTCCATTAGTCATTCGGCTCCTTGAAAAAATTCTTTTAAAGTCATGCCCGATAGTTTCCATTGCACGATTGCCATGCCGATTAATGAGACACAGATTCCAGCAACCGCTCCGGCTGCTAACATCGTGAGTTCTAAATTTAATACGTTCATTTGTTTGCCTCGACTCTTTCATCCATTCTTCTAACGATTAAGTAATAAAGATCGAATGGCATTTCTTCGCTGTCTAAAACAGCCTTTACAGTGTTCCTCATGTCTTTTAGCCCTTTCAGATAACTAGGATTGTGACTCGTTGCCATCCGATCGATCTCCTTTTCATGTTTAAGAAATTTCATTGCTTATTCCTTTCCAGATATTTATCAATATCTTTTACCTGCCAACGTGGATGCCCGTTGACTAATATCGATGGAACTTTTCTAAAAAAATCGTATTGAGCATTATTGGCATGCTGCACATGAAAATAAATTTCTGATGCTTCATCGATTTTCAATAAAGATCTAGAATTTAAATTCCTAAGATCTCGCATATAGTTCCCTCCTTTCTTTTTTTCTCGAACCTAGATTTGAATGATAATTAGTTATCAGCATCACAGTGCTGAAATTTATAGAAGGAAGTTAATTTAATGAATCAGAATGATTTAATAGTTTTAAGCGCAATTCACAGTTTGGTATTTGATAAGCAATTGCCAACTCATGTTGATGCTGAAAGTATTACTAAAGTATCAGGCTTATCATTTGAAGAAACACAAACCTCGCTGAAAAGTGAATTTATTGCTAATTGCCCTGGAGCTGAAGTTCATTACGGCAGCAACAGGGTTACAGATGTTTCTTTATCGACTGATTTCAATAATGTTTAAGGCTCTAAAAAGGCTTCATCCAAATTCAGCTTTTCGCCTACGATCCAGTCGTCTGCTAAGAAATCCTTCAGACCTGGATTCCAGCGGTTTGAAATAAAATTGAAATACAATTTTCCTTGATAGCCTTTATCAACCGTAAACATTCTTGTACAGTCTGTTTTATTGGTCGGCTGGTACAAAAAAATAGGATCACTTTCCCGTTTAATTGTTCCAGTCGTTTTTTGTGCTTTTTTTATTGCTTCTACAATGGTCATCTGTGTGACCTCCTTTCATGCTGATTGTAAATTATTTTGTTCCCTTATCGGAACGAGAACTGTAAAAAAAATTGACCCAGGCATTCCAAAATGTTTAACAAGTTTACGTGCTTCTAACAATGTAAAATCTGAACCAGTACCATTAATTTTTTTATTAATGTAATTGCTAGAAGTATTAAGGACTTTAGCGACTTCTGATTGTTTCACATTATGTTCAACCAACCAACCTTTAAGTTCTAAATATGGTTCTCTAACCCTATTTGTCATTTGATTTCCTTTCTGTTCCTTTAACGGAACATGTATAGCATATAACAGATTTTTCTTTGTGTCAACAAAATTATTCCTATTAAGGAACACTTTATGATATACTTTCCCTGTAAAGGAACCCTAAATAATGTTTGCAGATAAATTAAAAAAACTACGTGAATCACAAAACTTATCATTAGAGGCTTTGGCTGATATTTTGAATAAGAAATATGAGACCAAAATTAGTAAAAGCATGATTTCCCGTTGGGAAAACGGTTCGGATATCGCTCTATCCTATGCAAGAATCATTGCTGATTATTTCAAAATAAGTCCAGATGAAGTTCTTGGTTTCGATACATCTAATATAGTTTCCTTAAAGCCAACTCATTCTTTAAATCTTCCTATTTATTCTCATTTGTTTGCTGGAATGCCCGATGGAGCCGAAGAAGATGTTATTGGAACTATTGATGTGCCTGATAGAATTGCCAATAAATACGGAAAGAAGAATCTGCTAGCAATTAAAGTTGAAGGCGATTCAATGAACAAAGTTATTCTTGATGGCATGATTGCTGTTGTCGATACTGATGATACAGAAGTTAAAAACGGTAACGTTTACGCAGTTATTGTAAACGGCTATGCTAATACTCTAAAACACGTTTATAAATATGCTGATCATATTAGATTTGAGCCTGATAGCTTTAACCCAGCTAATAAGCCTTTTTCATATCAATATGATGAAGATATTAGTATCAAAATAATTGGGAAACTCGTCTATATTGCACAGGATCTAGGATAAAAATACGTGCACCGCCACGTTAATCCGTTTGGGAGAAAATAATATGTTTTTTGATAAGGAAAAGCATTTGAAAAATAAAGAAAAACGGGAAAACGAAAAAAAAGAGTATGAAAATATTCTGCAAAGTTTTAAAAAAGCAAGCTCATTAACATCTGAAAGACTGATTTTTAGTGACAAAAAAAACGAAGTTTTGATTAAAAAAACTCTTTTAGATAAAAGATATTTTGTTTATCCATATAAAGAAATTGTTGGGTATAAACCAATTGTTAATGGAAAAAGCATTAAGAAACATCATGGCATTACAAGAGCAATCGTTGGTGGAACCTTATTAGGTGGAGCTGGAGCAATAGTTGGAGCTGTAACGGGCGGAAAACAATATGATGTAGTAGACAAGCTAGCAATAAGTATCTTTTTTAAAGATAATAAACAATTCGAAATTAGTTTTTTGAATTCTGAAACAAAAACGGATTCATTTACCTATAAAACACTTCAAGAATCATTTAATTTATTAGCAAACAAGCTAGAGTCAATTATTTCTATAAATAATGCTAATGTTGCAGGCTCTAAAACAGTTAGTGGTGCTGATGAAATTTCTAAATTTAAAGCATTGTTAGATGAAGGAACAATTACAAAAGAAGAATTCGACGCTAAAAAGAAACAGATTTTAGGTTTGTAAATTCTTATATCTACGTGCAACAACCTTATTCACGTTAAAAGATGGGA